TGATTACATTAAACATATCAGATGGCACTTTGACATTAAACAAGACTAGGAGGATTCATGTCAGGAGATTACTTCACTCACACAGATAGAAGGTATGACGAAATATTAGAGAGGTTAGATGCCTTAGAGAAGAAGGTGTCTAATTCTAAACTCCTCATGAAGAGAACTTTAGATGGTGAGTATGAGAGACTTGTTGATGTTGTAGTAGAGCATGATAAAACTATTACTGAGATAGTAGAGCATACTGTCGGGATTTTGAATGAAAGTGAAGATACTAATTGGTAAACTCATAGAATATACAGTTCTAGCAGGGGTAGTAACCTTTCTGGGACTTGTATTCCTCTTTGAGATATTAGATCTCTTTGTAGTGAGACCGATTTATAGATTATTTGTAGGGAAAAAATCGCGTCGTAAACCGCGTAGGGTCTCTAAATAGATCAGAGATATTATAATGACTCATGATATATTTGTCTGCGTTATCACGCAAGCTTGCAGAACTCTCACAGTCAAAACAACCTTTACATACTTTAAAACTATGCCAGCTGTCTCAAGAAAAGGTGACTCCCTTAGCACAGGACATGGGTGCGTGGGATCCACCACCCTCAGCACGCCTGGTCAGTCAACTGTCAAAGCAGATGGGATCCTTATCGCAAGAATAGGAGACCCAACTGTATCTCATGCCTTTCCACCCGATCCACCATGTGCTCCACATGTTGCTTCGGTAAATGCAGGATCCCCTAATGTATATGTGGAAGGTGTTAAAGTTGCTCGTATTGGCGATAGTGCCGATGCAGGAGCAATGACTGGGGGAAGTCCAACTGTATTCGCTAATGGAAATTAATTATGGCAACAAGATTTAATAACGGAGTACCTTCCGTTGAAATGAAACCAAAGAAGACCGCACAAGGTCGTGGACAGCACACGAAGTATAGTGCTACATCACGTAACAAAGCAAAGAAGAGGTATCGTGGCCAAGGCAAATAGAATCAAAGATGGTGGAAGGAATGCTAACATTCCTGTAGATATGTCAGATCATTTCTATGATCATGGCAATGAATATTGCAGATATCTAATTACAGACCCACGTTCTGACAGAAAACCTAAAAAACGAGTATAAATAACTTATTGAAGGATAGTATACTCTTAACATGTCTTTGACATCGAAATCTTTTAAGGATTTCTCTTTAACATTTGAAAAAAATGCAGTGACCAACGATATATTGGCATTGAAGAACGAAACTGCAATTAAAGAGTCAGTTAAGAATATTGTTCTATACAATTTTTATGAAAAACCATTTAATCCTTTCTTCGGAGGGAACATAATTGGTCTATTATTTGAAAACTCTACACCTACAATGGAATTAGAGGTCAAGAATAGAATACAGCAGTCTGTTGAGACACAGGAACCTAGAGTTACTGCTGTAACTGTGGATGTAGACTTTGAACCAGATCAAAATGAACTGAGTTGTCAGATCAACTATCTGATATTAGGGATAAAACCTAAATTTGATGATGTTAGTGTAATCTTTAAACCATAATGGCATTTAATCAAGTTAATGCACTTGAATTTAACGAAATCAAGGCACAAATCAAAGAATATTTGAAATCGCAGTCACAATTTAGCGATTATGACTTCGAGGGATCGTCTTTGACTGTCCTTATTGACACATTAGCATACAATACTTACTATACAAGTGTAAATGCGAACCTTGCAGTTAACGAAGGGTTCCTAGAGACGGCAGTTTTACGAGAAAACGTTGTAAAACTTGCTAGGATGATTGGTTACACACCTTCATCTGCTAAATCTGCACGTACTACAGTTAATATTGCAGTTCAGACTGCATTTCCATACCCACAATCAGTTACAATTGGTGCAGGATTGGTTCTAAACTTTACAGGATTGGATAATAACAACTTTGTATTCTCTGTTCCTACTGACGTTTCACAATCTGTAGATAGTTTAACAGGTATTGCTACATTTTCTAACCAAGTTTTATACGAAGGATTATATTTAACTGACACTTTTGTAAAAGATACATCAGAAAGACAGAGATTCATACTTACTAATGACAGAGTTGATACATCTAGCATGATCATCGAGGTAACTTCTGGAACAGTTACAGAGAAATACCTACAAGCTACTGACATTACTAAGATTGATTCTACTTCTAAGGTGTTCTTCCTAGAAGAAAGTGAGTATCAGATACCAGAAATACTATTTGGTGACGATGTTTTAGGTAAAGCACTTACAAATGGTGATGTTGTAACTGTAAAATACACAACGTCAGCAGGAATTGGAGCAAATGGACTGAAGGTATTTGAAAATATTGGAACGTTCCGTGATAATTTAGGTAATGCTATCACTTCTGGCATCACAATCACTGCAGTTTCATATCCTGATGGTGGAGCAGAACCAGAATCTACGGAAGCAATCAAATTTTCAGCTCCAAAGTTCTATTCTGCGTTCGGAAGAGCAGTTTCGACACGGGATTATGAAGCAATCATACCCCAAATCTATCCAAACGTGTCATCTATAGCATGTTATGGTGGAGAAGAAGCGGAACCACCTGAATATGGCAAGGTATTTTTGGCAATCAAACCAAAAAATGCTGATAAACTATCACTTTCTGAGAAAAACTCTGTTTTAAAGAAACTTAGAGAGTATTCTATTGCTGCAATTCAACCTACAATCATTGATCCGTCCATTCTTTACATAGATTTGGTCAGTTTTGTATATTATAATCCAAATATTACACGCAAAACACCAGCAGAAGTTAAAAACTTAGTGATTACTACACTAACTGCACTTAATTCTAGTGCAGAGTTTAACAAATTTGGTGGGAAGTTCAAGTATTCTAAGATACAGAACATAATTGATGACACAGAACGATCAGTTACGTCTAATATTACACGTGTGACCATGAGAAAGAACATTACAGTCGATCTCAACACTCGTGTTAACTACAAAATTTGTTATGGTAACAGAATTAATCAACAAACAACTACAAATCCTTCTATTGGATCTAGTGGATTTAAGATTGTAGGTGATGATGACAATACTTACTATCTAAATGATGATGGTAATAAGACATTGAGACTTTACTATGTTAAAGGAACTGGTGAGTTTGAATATATTGACGGATTGTGGGGTTCTGTAGATTATGATATGGGTGAAGTTACAATTAACGACTTGATTATACAGTCTACATCTGTAGCAAACAATACATTACAAATAAATGCCGTACCTAAGTCTAATGACCTTGTTTCTCTGAGAGAAACTTACATTACTATGGGTATAGATAACTCAGTCATTACTGTAGTAGAAGATACTATCAGTAGCGGTTCTAATCTATCTGGAACAGGAGTAATTCCAGAATCTAGCTATTAAGCAATATGACCAATAGTTCTTGGAGAGTTGGCTCGTGGACAACACCTACTACAACGGTATCACAACCACCAGTACCGTCTGAAGTTAGTGCAGAGTCCAAATCCAAAATATCAACTAGCATAACAGGACAGTTTCCTTCTTTTATAAGGGAACAGTTTCCTACGTTCATTGATTTTGTCAAAGAATACTATAAGTCACAAGAATTAAAGGGATATTGTATTGACATTATCCAAAACTGGTCAGATTATTACAATATTGACAATTATAGAGACTTAGTTACCACTACAACACTAATTTCCACACTTTCAACCACTTCTACAACGGTTGACGTTCAATCTACACGAGATTTTCCTGATGAAGGTCTATTATTAATCGAAGATGAGATAGTTTACTACCAAAGTAAGGGTGCAACACTATTTCAGACTTGTGCAAGAGGATTTAACGCTGTAAAAGCGGTTGGATTACAATCTGAGTATAAATTTGAGTCTACAACTGCTGCTACACATACTTTAGGCACGGAAGTTGTTAACTTGAACAATATTTTCCCACTATACATGCTTGGGAAGTTCAAAGAACAGTTTTTATCAACATATCCAAAGAATTTTGCAACTGGTGTAACTGAAAGCACTATAATTAAGAGAATCAAGGACTTTTACGCTTCAAAGGGAACAAGTAGGTCATTCCAGTTTGTCTTGAGGTCACTTTTCGGAGTTGAGTCGGAAGTTTCTTATCCAAGAGACAGAATATTCAAACCATCGGATGCATACTACACTTCTAGAGAAGTAATTCGTGCAGTTGCGGTTTCTGGCAACCCAACTGAACTTGTTGGAGAAGTTTTGTATCAAGAAGCAGATGCAAACGACCCAAATATTGATGCAGCAAGAATTTACGTAAAAGGTGTCGTAGAAGTCTTTACAGAGAACGGAATAATTTATGAAATAGACGTAGATACCAATAATGCACTCGGAACATTCGTAACTCCGTATAAAACTGTTCTAGCAGAAGATTTAGGTGCAAACTTAACAGATACGACTGTAACAGTTGATTCTACACTTGGATGGCCAGAAACAAATGGTAGATTTAGGATAGAAGATGAAATAATCAGTTATACCGACAAAACAGTTACACAATTCATAGGATGTAACCGTGCAAGAGAAAATACAAGTAATGTAGCACACGATGCAGGGCAAGAAACGTTTGCTGCGTTTAAAATCTATGGTAACTCCAATGTTGATGGTTCAGAGATACAATTAAAGATATTTGGTGGAACTAGAGGAGTTATACTTAATAGTGGTGGTAAATTCTATCTACCAGACTCAAAAGTTACTACACCCTCTGCACCTGGCTTTGATAGCATTGATCCTATCTGGGATAGTTTTGTATATAATGTTAGACGTGCTCTCAGAGGTGAGTCAGCGACTCTAGGAGCGACTGCAAGTGATGGATCGGTTAGATGCACCGTAACGACCAAAGAGAAGCATAGATTGGTCAGAGATGACTCAGTTAGGATTCTAAACGCTCCAGAAGACATTTACAACAATAGTCACACCGTTGTTGGTATTGTTGACGAGTTTACATTTGAGTTTATCTTCTCAACACGTCCTGCACAACCTATATCAGGATTTGAGTTCTATATTGCTAGAGAATTCGCATTTGGAACTTCTGATGATAATTCTATCAATATTGCAATATCAGGAACTACTGGAGACGTTCAAAACACATATAAGTCATCAACCGACGCAATAGTCGCAAGTACAGGTATACCGACTCATAAGATAGGACCTTTTGCTGCTACAGATCTAGATCCTGGCAACCAGA